GCACGGCCCCGGAGCCACTGCCGAGCGCATTTCCGGAAATCGGAAGTACGTCTGGCAGCGTTGGCATGAACGCCTCGAAATTTATTTCCCCTTCTTCGGTAATGCCTATCCAATAGGCGCCACCGATTCGGAGGAGTTCGAGAAAGTATCGTTCATATGCCAGGAAGAGGAGCAACCCGTTCGGGTTACTCCCGTTCCGAAAACACTCAAAGGTCCCCGTATTATAGCTATAGAGCCTGTTTGCATGCAATATGCTCAACAGGCTGTCTTGGGTTACCTCGTTAAGAGGCTCGAGACGTTCTGGTTGACAAGAGGCCATGTGAATTTCACTGACCAAACTATCAATCAGTCTCTGGCTATGCAGTCGTCTATCGACGGTCTATTAGCAACGATAGATCTTTCTGACGCTAGTGATCGTGTTCCACACGATCTAGCTCTCAGGATGTTCGATACTAATCCTGATCTTCGGGATTTTATCGATGCTTGTCGATCGACTAAAGCTCAAATGCCTGATGGGACTATTGTCCCATTGCGCAAATTTGCTTCTATGGGGTCTGCTCTGTGCTTTCCCGTAGAGTCTATGTACTTCTACACTATCTGTGTAGCGGCTCTACTGAGATTGCACAATCTCCCTGTTACGCACGAGAATATTTTTAATGTTTCTCGTGACGTATACGTGTATGGTGATGACATCGTCATTCCCACTCACGCAGCGAGTACTGTTCTCGATCACCTACATAAGTACAATTGTAAGGTGAATACCAGCAAGTCTTTCTATACCGGAAGGTTTAGAGAGTCATGCGGAGTCGACGCTTATCTTGGTAAACTTGTTACTCCTGTTTACCTTAAGACCGTCCGACCTGAGAACAGGCAACAATGCTCTGAACTTTTATCTTGGTCTGCCACTGCACGCCTTTTTGAAAAGAAAGGCTACAGTAGGACAGCCGGCTACCTATATTCACAGGTAGAGCGGATACTAGGTCCTTTACCTAGTCTCCCAGATGATAGTCCAGGCATTGGACGTATCCTTTCCTTGCACGACTCTATCCCAAAGAGATGGAGCGCTGTGCTCCAACGCCTTGAAATAAAGGCTTGGTGTGCAAGACCAGTGAATCGTACTGATAAACTGGATGGATACGCAGCTCTAAACAAGTCTTTGCTTTTGCTTGAGCGTAAACCCGAGAGGTTAGATTTCTCGAACTCACGCTCACTCATTAGTAAATCAACGAGTTTAGATCAATCTGCACTGTACGGCGCAGTTGCAATAAAACGCCGTTGGATCCCAGCTTCATAATGCTGGGCACGGACTTCAATAGTCCGAGCGGAGACTCAATTCTCCAGGAGTTAGTGTGGAATGGCGCTTTACAGCGATTCTTCCCACTAACTA